ACGGTAATGACATAGCGGTACGCATCGGTCACCGTGCCTTGCTCAACCATATCAAAGATGAGCTTCTGTCCTGCGGGTTTCCATAGACCCGACGGGATTTGATTAAATTCAGCCATCAGTTCGTGATTGTAATGTTTCCTAGTTTTGCTTTCAATTTGCCCGCTATATCCTCAGCTACGGCATCCCCGAATTTGGCTTCATATCGCTTCGACACCGCTGCATACGCTTTCTCGTAGAACCGAAGACCAACGATCCCGCGTTTCTTTACCGAGCGAGCTATTAAAAACGCTGCGGATTTGATGTTGCTCTCGCTTTGTTTCTTGAAGCGTCCCTTCTCATCTCTGAGCTTGATTCCTTTCTGCTTTATCCACTTGACAAAGACAGAAGAAGGAGGTTGCTTCCTATACGTGAAGGGTGACTTCTGGTTCTTGTGTGTTCCGTTTACTCCGAAGTGAATGAAAGGAGCGTATTTCGCCGCCTTCCCTTTAGCTCCGAAGGTGACTTCTCGGATATCGTTTCCACGTACTCGAATCTTATAGGATAGCGACCGCTTGAGCTGACCCGAAGCGACTCCGTAGTTCTTATTCTTTCCAATCTTGCGACCACCGAGATGACGCTTTGCGCTCTTGACGATATCATCGGAGAACGCTAGAAGGACTTTATTGAGTTCGCTCATAGTTCGGGATCTTCAGGAAACCAACCTAGCTCGACCATTTCCTCGTATGTCCTCACCGTCGTCGTACTTGGAACGATAGCCCCAAACGGGAACGATTGCGAGTTGAGAACGTAGGAAGACAATTCACGTACTTCGATTTCTGTAAGTTCCGTCATAAGCGAAATAAGACGTTCTAACGTAGCCAATGGACTCACGGGTATGTTGTATTCGGTATCCACTTGTAAAGCGAACTGCACCCCGTCAGGATGCTTTACCATGCCGAACACCTTCCCATCGTGTTGATAGGGTTCTTGTGTTGCAAGTGGTGCGGTCACGCAGTATAGTTCGCGGCTGATTCTTTCCGCGCGTTGCTCGCTTGACAAAACGCCTTCAGGGAGTACGATGATATAGCCGTTCATATTGTTATGTCGTAGAAGGTTGCAATGTTGGTTTCAATGTTTGTGCGGACGCTGGATTTGTTCGTTTCGTAAATCACAACCTCCTGAAGGTTACCGTTTAAAAATACGCCTGTATTTCTTCGCCCTAATGCAAGCGAATCAAACGCGTCTGTTTGTAAAGTTGCGTCGGTAACGGCAGTCGCTCCATTAACTGCCAATTCACTTGTGGAATCGTTTGCTGCATAGACCAAAGATTGCACTGTCGTATCAGTCGAAAAGGGTAGATTGACATTGTTGCGCAATTGATAGCTGGTGCTGCTTTGACTTCTTAGAAATTCGCTATTCCCTGTTTCAGAACCAAACACGCACCCCGTCCCTGTTGCTGTTGCAACTGAAAACGTGCCTCGAATCAGAAGGTCGACACCCGTTAAAAGTGCGTCATCCGTTCCATCAAACTCCACCGCAGGCTTCCCGTTTTCCACTATCACCGCACCGCTTGAAACGATTTGAGGTTGTGAACCCGTAGCCGTCTGCGTCGCGTCGTTGCTGTTGCCGCTTTGGTCGTACCAAGTCTTTACGAACGCATCGCCCGTACCTGCGAAAGCCAAAAGCGAAACCGTATCGAGTTCACCGAAGACGTTGAAATTTATATCTTGCTCGGTGTTGTCTGACGACCTACGGACGCGGATCGCTGAGCCAACATAGCTCGAGTCCAAAAGCCTCAAAGAGTACGCCGCCGCCGCACCTGAATACGTGTCGAGTAGTGGCGTGTTTTGGGTGAAGTAGTCGCCTATGTTTTCTTCAATGTCGGTGCGGACGTTTGTGCGGTCGTCTGAGTAAATTAGTAATTCCTGACGGTTGCCAATCCATGAGCGTTGACCATATTGCGCATTTCTGTCTTGACTTATAGCATTGGCTCTTGCCGTGTTTGCCGTGTGAATCATACTCAGCACGTACTGCCCTGCACTTCGAGTCAATGCCGTTAGCGTTACGCTTGAGCCATTCAGATAATTCGCTCCGTTTTTTACAACGGTAGCGGAATTCGTTCCTAACCACCCACCAAAATAATTACTGTGGTAATCGGAATTTACAGTATCACCTAAGATAAAACTGTTTCTAGTGGTTGTGAAATCTGTTGGCCTTAAAACCGAAAAAACACTATTAATGTCGCTGATACGCGTAAAATCAAAAGACGTGCTTCCCGTTGATGTTAAAGCTACGCGCCCTCCGTCTTTTACAAGCTGTCCGCCCGTGTAAATGGTAGGTTGTTTCGTGCTATCTGTTTGAGTTGCATCGTTACCGCTTCCCGTGCCGCCCGTCTGACTCTGGTCATGCCAGACTTGAACTGTACAAGTGCTGCCCGTGCAGAAAGTCTCAATCGCTGATTCGTCTATTTCCTCACCTACAAAGCCAATCGTCTGCGTCGTTCCGTCCGTCCGTCGTATGGTCATACAAGCCCCTGAATAGTTGCCGTTGATACGTCGGGTGGAATATGCCGCCGCTGCTCCGCTTCCATACGTTTCATTGAGTAACCCCGTGAACGTCGGTGCTGCTGCTACTTCCTCCCATGTCTGTTTCAAGCTAATCGGTACAGTTCCGCCCGTCCTCGCTTTGAGATATTCAAGTAGTGCCGCCTTGACCGTAGCAAAAGACGCATCGTCTGCGGGTGCAGGTGTGAACTCAACCCATGTACCCGTGTCAGGATCGGCAAACCCTTCCTCAGAATAGTAAATCTTCCGCTTGATAATCTTGCCCGCTGTCGGCGTGTCGCTGCTCGCGCTCTCCGCTAGTCCGTTACCCTGAGCCGTACACGTGAAGTAAAGTTCTGTTGTTGCCGTCGCTCCCGTTCTTAGCGCCTCGGATTCGGTTTCATACCGCTGATGGAAGTATATATCATCCGTCGGTAATTGTGAACCGGATATGTCCCAAGATGCACCGTTGTAAGTGAGTAAAGAACCAAAGGCCGCCCCCGTTGTATTTACGTCGTCTAGGTCGCCTAAGTCCGTCGCACCCGCTGCACCCGGTAACCACTTACCCGCACCATAGACCAACGCTTGTCCAAGTGTAGGTGTGCCGATAATTTGCACGTCGTTTAAATCGTCCAACTCCGTCGGTACGGATGTAATGTCCGCCTTTAAATCCAAGGCCGTTTGTGTGGCTGTGCTGATCGGCTTATTTGCATCGCTTGTGTTGTCTACGTTACCGAGTCCAACGTCAGACTTGCTCGCTGTATCGTTTACCCATTCGCCGCCATCGTATCTAAAAAACTCGCCTTGTGCAGGTTGGGAGATAATTACATCGGTGAGATCGTTCAGGCTGATAGCTCCTCCATCCGCTGCGTTTACCCAAATGCCGTTCTGGTATTTAATTACCTGACCATTGGCCGCGTTGGTGATAGTGACATCGGTCAGAGCTTCAAGGGTTTCTACACCTCCCGTATCCAAGGTAACCACGCCGTCACCGTCATCGGTTAGAGTACCGTTAGTGACCTTAATAGTTCGAACGGACTGAACGTCTGTTGAGCCGTCAAGGGTGAGCATACGAAGGACACCGCGTCGAGCATATACTACCTCACCGCCTCCAGGAGCAACTCCATCGATTGGAGCATTGCAAGCATCCCACTCGTAAGGGATAGCAACCGATAAATCGAGCAGTACCCCAGAGAGGACGTTCTTCGTCTCTTCTTCAAGTGGTGTAGTCGTAGCGTTTACAACCTCATAATCTTGAGCGAACAAGAAAATGTTTCCACCCATTCTGATATCAGCGAGGATATCTTCAGCGCATTGCTCAGAATCGGAGATAGCTTCCTTTTGTGGGATAACCTTCCCTTTCTTGTCGTTAGGTACATCGAGGATATATACCTCAAGGTTGTATGTCTTTGTTCCCGCGTCGTATGTCGCTCCCGTATAAACGAGATGCATCAACGGGAACTCTTCGAACTTAGAGAGGTCTACGTCATCGGGAGAGCCAAAGGAGAAGCTCTTGATGAAGAAGTGATTCTCTGCGAAGATTTCGAATCTCTCGACTATGTTATTGAACGTGATCATGTGCGGCGCGGTCTTTTAAATATGCGAGGTGCTGGAAAACAACTTGAACGGGAAGCGACGTAATCGAGTCCATCTTGAGGACGTTTTCGCCTGCGAGGGTGTAGAGGATGTGATACCATCCCCACTTTTCGCCAACCGGGTCGCTTCCTCCGCCACCCGAAGTAAAGAGGACTGAATAGAATGCAGCAGTTCGTTTCTGGTAGTCCAAAAAAAAAGCAGCGTTCCCGATACCAAGTCCGCGGGCATCTCCTCAAACGTAGACGCGTCCTCTTTGGCTGTGTACTTCTTTATCTCGTAGCTCTCTCCAAGCTCATATGTCACCTCTCGGTAGAGAATCGCCATGACTTTATGGGCGTTCTTCCAGAAGTCTTCGAGGTAGGTCTCAAGGTCTATCCACTCACCCGCTGTAAATGCGTCCCAATCGGGAATAAAGCCCAATCGCTTTCCGTCTATTTCAAGGACTTTCTCGAAGCGTGCAGTCTCTTGGGTGAGTAGGTTGTCGATGTGCTCTCCTGCGGCTTCTAAGAGCTTCTGAGGCATCTTCCGCAGTTGTGCAACGGACTTACCGGAGCAAGCGGATACCCGTTCGAGGGGATTCTCTGAGGTCATCATCACTTGGAGTTCACCGAGTGAAAGGTCAGACCATCTATGCGGGAGCTTGAGTTCCATTATCTTATTAACTTGTTCTTGTTGATTTCCTTACCCAATCCCATACGATACGGGAATGCGTGAATTTTGCGGGAAAAATGCGTGTTTGCGTGAATCTTGCGTGTTTGCGGATAATTCACGGAGAAAATGCGGGTTTGCGGGTATTTGACGGGTGACCGCTTTTTACCCAATCGCATATGAGCCGAAGTTGGGGTTGGTTTGATTCCATGTGATCCCGTACCTCATCGCATCGATAGCGTGGTTGAAAGAGTCGACGGGTTCATTTAGTTGCTTTCCGTTCTTGTCTTCTTTCCACTTGTAGTTTCGTAGCTCTCTGATGAGGTTGACACTCCGAGAAGTGACCGCAAGCGGGCGAGAGTGGAGGAACGATATTCCGCTTCTAATTGAGTCACGTCCCTTCCTTGCTCCGTGAGTATTGAATCCGTGAGCATGTATCTCGTCGATGCTCTTGGGTTCTGCGGAGTCACAGATAACAACATCCGATCTATCGACTTGATTATCTCGGAGCATTTTCGCAATATCTGAATTAGTGAGTCTCGTCGCATAGCATATCTCATCGACGGCGAATCCGTACCCGTCGGTGTAGATTCTGACGACTGCTGTTGGGTCGTTCGTATATCCGAAGTCAAGCCCGATGTTGAGGAGTTTGTATTCATTTGGTAT